AACTTCTGAAAGGTCGCGGGCAACGATATCAATAAAATTTGCCACGACATTAGCATCTACTCCTTCTGGAAAAAAGTCAGGGTAGACCTGAGATATGTGTCCTTTACGAACAGCAAGCACGTCAAGATTGCGAGCATCTCTTTCAGTATTACGATAACGAAGAGATTGAACTCGTGCTGCTATTTGCTCAATTGATAATGCCATTATGTCCTTTAGTTATAAGTTTCAGCCCATTGCTCTGCAAAGGCTTCGTCTAAATTGATTCCGTATCTTTTTTCTCTTTGTGCTTTAGTTGCCCAACGATTACTAGCAAACTTAGCGGCATAAGATGATTTCTGCATAAGTTCACGGACTTTGATAACAGCAAACCATAAAGCCATCACACAGTCAGTTGGGTTTTTGGTATCAGGTTTCCAGGTTATTAATTGCTGTACTAAGGACTTCAAGCCCTCAGAGCCTTCATTAGAAGGAAGTTCAATTAGATTATTGTCCTGGAAACGAGAATCTCTTACCGTCCCAAACAGTGTAGCCATAGATGCTACACCAAAGCCTGTGTCCCATTTGTTCTTACCTGTGAAGTGAGAGTTGAGGATACAGCCATATTGTGCTAACCAGTTGCGTAAGTCATCGTCTAAGGCGTAAGCCTTCTGGTGAGCGTTAATTTCAATTCTTATCTCTTGGGGTTTGTATTTGATAACCCATTCTTCGATAAGGTCCCTAATTCTTTTTGGGGTAGTATCTGTCATATTGACGCAGTCTAATACATAGATTCTACCATCAGAGCGATTGTAAGTTATTACTACTGCTCCTGTGGCTCCTGCCATTGCGGGGTCGAGGCCGATAACTGTGTAAGAACTATCAAGATGTTTTGGATGGCCAGGGACTCCAACCTTGAGAGGTCCGCGTTTGCGCATACCATTGACGCATCCTGCGACTGTGGTAGGTGAGAAGATTGAATCTTCCATGACGTCTTCTTGTTGGTAGACGAGTGCCCACACCGACGGAGCAACCTCAGACCTTCTAGTAAAGAGCGAGGGTCCATCCCATTTTGTATATAATCCATCTTTGTCCACTTCATCTTGTTCACCTTCAGGTCTATCTGTTCTAGGCCAAAGGGTCTTCCACTTCTTAGGATTCTCATCAAACTCTAGTACTGCTGGTTGACTAAAGTAAGTGAATGGAGATTTACCACCAGTCCATTGACCAGGGTCTCTCATCATCTTGTAAAGGTCTATAGGCGCGACACGGGTTCCTACAATAAGTAATTTTCCGTGCCGCCCTAGGCGGGTGATAACTTCTTTTTGAAGCCATTCAATTTGCTTCTCCCACTCATGGGCATTTGCGTTCATCACCACATCGTCAAGGATAATCAGGTCGGCGCGAGCACCGTATATCTGAGAACCAAATCCTAATGCTTGAACCGTAGGGTCCTTCTCGCCAGAGTCTCGGCCAGTACCTAGGTAAATCATATCGGCAGACCAAGTGTTAGAGTCTGCTTTGTATCCACCCTGAGGGCCGAAGGCCACCTGTAGTTTAGTCCAGTTAGGGTGACTAAGTCTAGTCTTGATGGCTGAAAGAAACTTTCGTGCCATACCCTGGGTTTTAGAAACTATAATAATTCTAACGTTAGGGTCTATTGCTAAGCGGTAGGTAACGTAGTTGATTGTGATAACAGTTGACTTAGCGTGTTCAGGTGGTACGTTAATTAAGATACGGTTAGTAGCAGATTGCTCGTAAGTCATAGAGGGGTGTAAAGACCTAGGGGTCTTACCCTCAATCAAATCTATCCAGTCAAGGTGATGATTAAAAAGTTTTGTATCTAGGAACTCGGTACAGAAGTCTTCAAAGGATATATCTTTAAGTTGGGCTAAGTCAGTCTTGATACCCTTGGCTTCTAGTCTAGCCTTGTCAGAGAGTTCTTTAAAACTTGGCTCGGTAAGGGTCCACTGGCGAAAAGCGGCCTCAGACCTATCAACGGAGTCCATAGCCATCTTGATGGTTTGGCCCTGTTTAAGTTGGGTGAGTACCCGATACTGGGCCTCTTCCTTGGTAAGGTTCTGCTTTGCCATCTAACGCCCCTAAGACTAATCTAACGGTACCCGCCTAACGGCAGAACTATCCCACTTTATATATTATTATTAATAAGTTAAGTATTAGGAGTTGTCGGAATTAAAGGGAGACAACTCCCTATATAATATTTTATATTACATATATAGATAACCTGTGAATAACTGAAAAGCGAACAACTTAGGGTGATATATTTTTAAAAGTAGTATATTATACATACTTAGGCCACCTAACATAAAGTTATTGTGGGACACATATATATATTACCGCACGCAAATTAAAGAAGTCTGGGTCAAAGTTTTGTCGATTTGTCGACTTATCTACTTACTCATGAGTATTATTTTCCTGAGAACTACCTGTGAACTACCTGAGCAACGAGGTCGGGCATGTTTAATAATCAAATATCTAAATGCTTGACCTAACTATCTCCCTGACCCTTAGACTTGACTTATGCGGGGGGATATGGTATAAGCATATAGATATAACTCTCACCCTATACTTTAGAGTTATAGGTATTTATAGTGTGAGGTAAATCACACCACCGACACGCTGAAGGGTGTTTGACTATTGGAGAGTTATCTACTAGGGTGTGCCTTACAACTAAATAAGGGGGTGAATATGAACGATAGACTAAATCAAGTCTTAGCGATTAGCGACCTAAAACTAGAGCAAGGCTTAGCCCGTTTAAGTTCTGATTATAAGAACTTAGACCGACTAGAGAGAGTTCTAAAGTTTAGCGATACGCTAGGATTAGCCCGTGAAGGGTGGATACCTGCTACTAAGCAGACCCGCCTTATCGGTAGCCGTAATAGTCAGATATTAAGATAGTGTTGGGAAGTGTCGCACCTAGTAGGTGGTAATCTGAGTTCACAACTCAGCGACACGCTGAATATCTAATAGTTTGCTATTCTTAGAATAGTGTGCTATAATATATTCTACAACTAAATAAGGATTAAGTAAGTAGTAAGTAGCCTAGTGAGATACGCCCCTAGTTATGATGGCGGTTGCGCTATCGGGATACTAACTAGACTACTCACTACTTACTTAATCAGATTAGGAGATGGTATGATAACCCAGTTATCTAAATCACCTAATAGGGGAATACTTAAACATGGCTTAGGCTCACCGAGTTGGAGATTATCCGACACGATAAGCGGTAAAGCGGTAAGGCTAGGCGGTAAGCGTAAGCAAACCCCTAGACTAGCCCCTAGTCAGGTAAGTAAGATAATTAAGGCTCACAATTTAGAATTAGAGCGTGAGTTAAGATTAGCAGATAGGCGTGCTGAGTTCTTAAAGCAACACGCTAAACCTGCTGAGCAGTATATCTAAGAATAAGTCGTAGGCAGTAAGTCTGCTATGCTCAGGGTCGCACCCTGCTACGACACGCCAATAAGTCGGAGTTTGACTTATAGCCCTGAGTATGCTATACTTAGGTATAAGCAAGGAGTTAGGATATGGTGAGTAAAGGGTTCGTGGTTTGCCCTAAGTGTGGCAGACTTAATCTCGGTTCTTACCCGCCCTGCCCTTGTGTAGATAAGGACAAGGAGTAAAGATGGATATAATTAACCTAGAGATAGATGGTAATTCCACCTATCTTATGACTTACTTAGGTGATTTATACTTACCACATAGAACTTTAATTCTATTGGTAGTAATCGGTATCACCCTAAGATGTGTTAAGTTATTCAGAGAGCGTAAGTAATCATGGATAATGGTATAGTTATAGAACTAACTAGAGATGAACTAGAACTTATTAGAACTTCTCTTAGAACGCAAGCAAATTGGTATGATAGAGGCGACTTTAAGGGTATGGCTATCACCACCGACTTGCTAAAGAATAAGATTAGTGATATAATAATCGAAGTATCAGGTAAAGTAAGGAGTTGATATGTCTGATGAAGTAGAGTTGCTAGCATGTGCTAATTGCTCTAGTGATTATAGACCTGATGAGTTAGCCACCACCCCTAATGGTGATATGCTATGCTCTGACTGCCGTATTTATTGTGAAAGATGTGAGGAATATGGGTGGGAAGATGGGTCTAGGCATGTAGAGGGTGTCGGTATGTATTGTGAAAGATGTGCCGATAACTATACATTTTGGTGTGAGAGTTGCGAAAGCACCTACTCAGACAACGAAAGCAGTTATCACCTAGAGGATATTGGTTCTTATTGGTGTGATGGGTGTTGCTCTGATAATGCTATTTGGTGCAATAGTTGTGAAGTGTATAACCGAGATAGTTGTGGTAGTTGTGAGAGTGGTGGACAAGTTTATCCATACTCTTATAAGCCTAACCCTGTATTCTATGGTGAGGATAAGAATAGATTACACTTTGGTATAGAATTAGAGATGGAGATTAGAGATGGTGAACTAGTAGATAGTTCAGAATATATTATGGAGATGATGGGCGACTTCGTCTATCTTAAAGAGGATAGCAGTATAAATAGTGGCGGATACAAGGGGTTCGAGATGGTATCCCACCCCGCTACACTAGAATACTTTACTAACAATAGGAACTTATGGACTACCTTAGATTATCTAAAGAGAGTTCACAATGCTAGGAGTTGGGACGCTAAGAGTTGCGGACTTCATATTCATATAAGTCGTAAGGGCTTTAAGAGTGGGGCGCATACACATAGGTTCTTATCTCTTATCTATAAGAACTCAGATAAGATGATGAAGTTAGGTGGTCGTAAATCTACCTATGCTAAGTTTAATGATGTGTATATGTATGATGAGTTCGATAGACCATACTTTACGCTAGCGCACAAGGTTGCTCACCCTAGCAACAGTATGACCGAGAGATATTCTGCGGTGAATACGCAGAACGAGAACACACTAGAACTCAGGTTCTTTAGAGGAACTATGAACCCTAGTGGTGTGCTTAGTGCTATACAACTAGCACATGCTACAGTAGAATACACAAGGGACTTAACCCTATCTGATGTAAAGATGGGTGCGCTAAGTTGGGAGTGGTTCTCTGACTGGATACAAGCCAACAATGGTATGTATCCTGAACTCTATATGCGTATGAGTAGAGTGGATAAGTTAATAGTAGATAGTAAAGAGTTAGTCAATGCGTAAGGGGGTAAGATATGTGTTTGCTAGTGGTGTGTAATCCTAATTCCACACCGAGTAAAGATGAACTTACTACTGGTGCTTGTAAGAACCCACATGGATTTGGGTTCGCTATAGATACTGGTAGTGGTATTATATCTGAGCGCAGTATGTCCGCTAAGAAGTCTATCAGCAGGTTCTTAGAACTTAGAGAGCAGTATCCCAATGGCTACGCTATGTGGCACGCTAGGTATGCTACTCATGGAGTTAAGAACGAACTTAATTGCCACCCGTTTAGGTTAGCAGGTGAGCACGATACTTACTTAGCACATAATGGTATGCTAGATATTGTAATACCTAAAGATGATAAGCGTAGCGATACTAGAATTATGGCAGAGGAATTACTGCCACGATTAGGTGGTGTGTCTGCGTTAGATGATGATTATCTATATGATATGATAGGTTCATGGGCTAGTGGTAGTAAGATAGCAGTTATGACCAATGACCCTAGCGCACAGTATAAGATTTATATTATCAACGAGAGTGCTGGTAGTTGGGACGACAAGGGTATATGGTGGAGTAATACTTCATACAAGCCTACGCCTACCATTACCTATGCCCACGAACCTAGTGTGTATGATATAGTAGTAGCAGATGGACACTTCCAACCTACTGACTATGAGGATAACAAGTTTGAGTGTCCTAATTGTGAGGCTTTGATAGACCTATGGGAGAGTGAACTATACTGCTTGATATGTGAGTGTTGCTTTGATTGTAGCGCACAGTTCTTAGACTGCCTATGCTACAACCCTAAGGCTAAGGATATGCTTAGAGATGAGTATGGATTTATACATGAGAAGTGGTATAGTAAAGAGCCACTTGACTTCTAGAATTGGTAGTGATATACTCACTACTGATATGCTTGGTAAATTACTGGGCATACAATAACGAAAGGTAATACAATGTCAACCACGACAACACAAGTAGAGGATTACTTGGCTAGTATATCACTAACACTTGCTGACTTAGCAAACGAACTGGCAACAGTTCAGTTTGATGTGGCTAGTGTTAATGGCTATGAGCCTAAGGGAACTATACTTAAAGCACTACCAACACAGACTAGGTTCAAGCCTAAGTCTGTATGGGTATCACTAGGTAATGGCAAGTATCAACACTTGACTGGTGAGAAGGGCTTAATCGCCAAGCACTCACGCCTAGATGGTTATACTTCAGTAGTATTTCGCCCATAATAAACTAGTTAATTGTGGGTGGGGTAATCGCCCCACCTACACCAACACAGAGAGGAACTACAATGGAGATAGCAACAGACCGCAGATTTTACAAGGACATTATGCTATGGGAAGCGTCATTAAAAAAGTCTGATGTCGCTGACCTAAGTGATGAGCAGATAAAAGAGTTAACAACAGAACTAAGCGTAGCATTACAAGGTATATTATGGAACTATGGAATACATAACTAACAGAGTTAATACTGTATTCGATTATAAGTTTGATGACACAGACTTAGACTTAAGCAAGGGGTCATGCGTTGGAAGTAATGACCCTGATATGTGGTTCGCTGGTGAAGTAGACATAACTGACCCTAATAGTTCTGTTAATGGTAGTTCACAAGCAACTAAACTAGAAGTAGATAGGGCTATCACAGCACTATCTGTATGTAAGAACTGTCCTGTTAAAGATGACTGCTTAGAACTAGGCAAGCATGGTCAGCAACTATACTTCGGTATATATGGTGGCACTATGGCAGGTGAAAGATTGGCTATGATGGGCAGAGTTACAAAGAACTCTCTCATCAAGCAGAAGGTATCGTTTGCCCACAAGGTCAGACGCACTATGAAAGAGAGGGGGATATAATGGATAAAGATATAGTTTGGCAGGGAATTATTACTGCTGATATGGTAAATGGTTGGACTAGTGATAAGGTAAGCCTACTTATCAGAGAGTTAGATGACCTAATCTATATCACCTACGAAGAGATATCTAGTGACACTAATGTAGAAGGGTTGTTTGATAATGAACTTGAATAACTATAAGATTACCATCAAGACTACGGCTACCTTAGTCTACCATATATCAGAGTATGATATAGACAGGGCAATAGAGTTAGCAATAGACGCACCATACAGAGAATGGGAAGTGTCTGAGTTTGATATGCCAACAGGGGCAGATGTAATAGCAGAGGAAATCTGAGAGAGGGGTAGTAGATACTAAAGTTTATAGGATTTAATTTTGTTGTTGGTTCACTATTCATTTTAGGTGGTGCGACCATACCATATACTCTTATATTTCTTTTGGTTCTATACTTCATAGGTGCTTTATTGTGACACGTAAATTTATATTGCTACTTAGCGCGGGGCTAATACTTATCTTAGGTATCAGGCTTGCTACTCCAACTAACCAACCAACGCCATCTCCTATAGATGTTGCCGAAGGTTGGACAGTAATAGATAGTAAAGCCTATGCTCAGGATAAACTATACGAGTGGCAATATAAAGAATGGTCTTGCCTTAATAAACTATGGACTAAAGAAAGCAATTGGAGACCCAACGCATACAACAAAGTAAAAGTTATGGGTAAAAATGCTGGAGGTATTCCACAGTTATTAGGGCTTGACCCCAAAACTCCTGCGCCTAAGCAAATAGATAGAGGATTATCTTATATCTATAACAGGTATCACACCCCTTGCCAAGCGTGGAAGTTCTTTACTAAGAAGGGATACTACTAATCGACGAGCCAAAGCACATCACAGAACTTAAACCTGATTACAAATCAGCGATGGACATACGCGGTAGAGCCACTACTGTGTGTCCTTGCGGTTGTAATATATGGAATGTAAAGACTGTGTTTGATGACGAGACTGGCGAGATAGATATGTATTTCATAGATATGGAGTGCGCTCTATGTGGCACTCTTGCAACAGCACCAACACCTGAGGACATGGAGGAATAACTATGCTATGTATAATAGATGGTTGTGACTATCAACTAGACCTTGATGGTCAAGTAACATGCACTCAATGTGGTGCTATGGATGATGACAAACAAGTAGTAAGAGAGGAAATATAATGCCAGTATATGAAGTAAGAACTAAGATATCACTTAAAACAGTAGGTGAATTCGAAACAGATACAAAAGAAGAAGCCATTGAAATGTTTAGACAAGAGTATAATAAAATAGATTACTCTGGTACTTCACTAGGCTGGTTGTACTCTGGTTGGAATCCGAAGGCAAAGAAGATAGGTTAATGCCATCAGTAATAAAGCCATTGAAAAAATGGAAACGCTCTAAGTTTAAGAAAAACTATATGAGCACAAGTAAACGCTGGGGTAAGATAACAATTGCCCATAAGGATAAGTAATGCCTACCTATTCTTACAGATGTCAAGACGATAAGACACTACTAGAACTAAGTCGTAGCGTTGATGAACGAGATGACCTAGCGGAGTGTCCGCAATGTGGTAGAGAAATGATTAGAGAGTATCAAGCAAACCCAGTTCATTTCAAAGGGACTGGGTTCTATTCAACTGGTGGGTAAGAATCTTCTTCAGAAGCAACAGTATCAACATCTCTGTAAGGTTTATACCCACCTATTTTATTTATAAGCCTACTAATGGAACGCTTAAGTCTCATTCGTGCGGCACTATCAGTATCAAGTTCTAGTATGTTTGCCATCTCACCGAAGTCTAAGTTCTCTGCGAAGCGTAGGGATATAATATTTCTATCTTCTTTGTTTAACTTCCAGTAGCCTGCGTCAATCTCTAACATCATAATAGTTAGGTTGCCACCTTCGGCAGGAGCAGATGGCTTACCAGTAAATCCAAGGTTTAATTTATGTGTAACACCATACTCACCACGCAATACAGGTGGTAGTAATGCTTCTACAATTTCAGAATCATAATAATGTAAGTCGCTAAGGTCATAGCCAAGGCTCTTAGCCTTCCATCTTTGACAGTAATCTAATGCTTGGTTGCGAAGTGAACGATAGATTAAGTTCTTTGCATCCTTCTCACCTATTGCTTCCCAATCTTTAAGTTTATTTGGGTGCTCAGCAAACCATTGGTACAGCGATTGCTTTATATCTTCTCGTTCTACCATACTAAACTTCCTATGATAGTCCGTTGCAACCGCTGCTACAATGTAGTCCCACTTCTTAATACTATCCCAATCCAATTACTTCCACACCTTCTTATCGAATACGAATGAACCATCCATATTAACTGGAACTAATTGTGGGGTAACCTTATTCCCATCAACATACAAGACACCGAAACCTTTATGCCATGTAAACAATCCACCTCTGATATATTTAGCGAACTTAAAGTCCATTAAACAACCAGTCTCTAGACCCCATATAGTCTTAGGTGTGCCACCAAAGTATGACTGAGTGTAATGTGTCAAGCCAGCACGGTGCGTATGACCACACACAACGGACATACCAGCACGCTTGGCTAGTCCAAGTGCAGTAGCACCAGCAGTAGGTTGCACATTACCCTCATCGCCATGTAGTAATAACCAATTCGGTGCTAGTTCATATGGCCTCTCGTGATATGTAATACCTAAGTCATCAAGTTTTAAGAAGTTCTTTAACTCTAACTCAGGTAAACCAGCAAGACCAGGTGCTCTCATTCTAATTGTATTAAACAATCTATCTGTATGATTACTTCTAATCATATGTTTAATCTTTAATGATTCAAGCACACGATGAGTCTCATCTCTATCTCTAGCAATAGACTTCTCATGTTCTAGGTCAGTACCCTTACTCCATTTTGAGATAGTCTGCATATCCATCTCATCCCCAACAGACACCACCTCGTCAGGTTTATATTTCTTTATGAAATTAGACAGTGCTGAGACTGCCTTCCTGTCGTGGTATGGTACCTGTAAGTCAGACACGCAGACTATAACCTTCATTATCCCACCATTCTAGAGCGACTTAACCTCTGTATAATACGTGTGAGTTCTTTTATACTTTCTAAATTTTCTATCGGGTCCTCTTGTATTAAAGAATATATTTTTTGATTAGTTAAATCAATTGATTCTTCTATTGTTTTCATTCGTCCCACTGTCCTCTAAGTACTAGCAACCCTATGATTGCATAGTTTGCCATGTCCTTGAAAGAATCTTCAAGAGACTCGTGTTCAGGATTAGATTGGCTATCATATAAGTTATTTATACGAGCCAACTTATCATGCATACGAACCCTGAGTCCATTCAATGCACCACCTGGTGCTTCGGATATATTCTTTGGTCCGTAATCTTTATGTTTAGATAATAATAAATCTAATAGTTCTTGAAAGGTTTGCGCTACTGCTGATTCAAAAGAGATATTGTCAGGGTAACTACGAGTTTCCCATCCATCTTCTTTGCCTGTGTTATATGGAAACCTTGATTTTCCAAGTGGGTTATAATCTGCCATTCTTCACTCTCCTCCTTCAAGTAGTTTCTTAAGTTCGTCATCTATTTCCATCATCTGTGATTTTATTATCATCTCTTCTACTATATCTTTGATTGCATCAGGCTGTGTCTCAGCCGTAAACAATGTCATGTATGCAGACTGGGTTATAACCTTTACCTGTTCTGGTCGCTCTGCATATTTATACAGACACCTAAGTAAAGAACCTATCATTAACCTAGAACCATTAGGTAAAATTAAAGATGGGTCAAACTCTTCATCATCTTCTAGCAAGTGGTCAGTTGCTTGGAATACATTATCAAATTGCTCACCACATTCAGGGCAAGGGGGTACTTTGTTATCCATTTAACCCTGCCTTATCCCTTATATAGTCAGCACCATACTTAACATATGCACTGTTCACATCTTCTCCGTCTGGCAACTGCACGATAGTGACGGGCAACTCCCTTGCCAAACTATTGGCAAACTCTTTTCCTGGTTGGTCTCCATCTGCAAATACAAATACTCTTTCAAAGTCAGCGAGTAACCTGGTATAATGTTTCTTCCAACTGTTAGCACCAGGTACACCGACACAAGGTATACCAACACAACTAGATAAAGTAACTGTATCAAGTTCACCTTCACACACTCCTATAAAATCTCCCGCTTTTTCTATGTCTAATACATTATACATCTTAGTTTCTGCTCCAGTTAATCCCATGTACTTAGGTTCAACAGCAGGGTTAAGGGAACGAAAACGAATATCGACAGTACCAGTCTTGGTAATATATGGTATGGATAATCTTCCTTGGAATTGTTCATGTCCAATCTCAGCCTCCCCTACTACGCCGAATCGAGCCAGTCGTGCCGCTTCCATTGTTATACCTCTGCTTCTGAGGTAATCCTCTGCCTGATAAATGTTTGCCCCGTATCGTAGTGCTGCTTGTCCCAACAATTCCTTCTGCAATTGACTTTGCTTCACGTATGTCTACCCTTTCTTGTTGTGCGACAATTTGTAAACTATTACCTTGGACTCCGCAGGCGAAACACATGAATATGTTATCGTCGAGGTTAGCGCTTCCAGACTGATGAGTGTCTGAATGGAAAGGACACTTGATGTTTGCTTGCCCGTGCTCTTGTCGTATACTCGCTCCATAATGGATGAGTATCTCTCGTATACTTGGTAAGTCATTTGCCTGCCCTCTTAGTCCATTGTTCAAAGTCTTCCACCACCCAAGCCTTATCTATACCTGCTTGCCTACGTTTAACTATTACAAATTTATATGGTACTTCTTTTAATCCTCTAGCCTTAGCATAATTCTCTGCCTCTACCTCAGCCTCACGCCAGAACTGTGGTAAGTCTAACTTCTTTGTTGCCTTTAATTCTAGTATGTTTGCTGTGCCATCTAAGAAAGCAACTACATCACCCTCATCTTTAGCACCAGCCTTAGTTAATCTTTCGGCTAGTATATCTTTAAGACGTAACCATTTAACTACACTAGTCTCAAAGGTAGCGCCTTTACGCTTGCCATATGAACTCATTCGCATTCCGTACAGTAATTTGATGTCCGAATATGTGGTATATACATTACAAAATTTCTACCACAATGAAAACAATTAATAGATGTCCAATCAGTTGTGTTGTCAACAAAATAAAATGGATTCCTAATCCTTAGTTTCCTACTCATGTGTGAACCCATCTATTGGTATACGCCAACCATTTATATAATTGTCATAGTATTCAGACTTCATAAACTCTTCGGGATATGCAACGCCATATATTTCTACCTGAGAAAAATATTCTAGGTCTAAACATTTGGTTCCAACTATAACCTTACCCTTATCTTTACCCCAGAATGGTATGTTATCTTGAGTTCTAATAGACCTTACCTCTAGATTTTCTCCAACATCAGGTAGCGGGTAACGCTTCTTATGTAAAGCATTTGGATACCAAGGATTGTTCCAAGCAAGATTATAATGCTTAGCAACAGCCCACTCACATACATTAGCCCGTATGTTAGCGTTAATCTCAGGCTCTAGTTTACCATCTGCTTTACCTTGTGCGTAGTTAGGTTGGTCAGTAGAACCAAACTTAGTTAACCATCTCTCTACGGCAAGCATAGTGCATACTCTAACCTCATCTTTACTTAATTCTATTATCATTAATTATTTTCTGGTATATCATCAACGAACATATACTCAGGGTTGAATGCAATCCAAGTCATTAGTCCTCCACCTGCGTCTGCTCTTCCGTATCTGTTCTTGACGGGAGCAACACCCATTGAAGTTCCGACCACACCAAGTGTACATATAAGCGCTGGTAGTTGTGCCACCTTACCCTGGATAGCAGAGCGTGGCTGACACGGTGTCCCAAGCACAGCCTCACTAGTGTGATGAAGAACGACAACAGCCGAATTAGTAGCACGAGCAAGATATTTTAACTCCTTCATTATCGCTCTCATTGAGGCGAACTCTTCACCACCATCGGTGGCTACATCCATTAGGTTATCTACTATAATAAGTGTAGGAGAACAACCCCATAATTCTTCAAAGGCTTGAACTTCTTCATCAATATCTTGTAGTGTTGGTGCTGATTCAAAGGACCAGACTATATGGCTA